TGCGAATGGAATTCTACCTGTGTTACTAAATGCTTCTTCAAGCGCCTTTGGATTTTGTTCACTCCACCAGCGTAGTGTATCTTCGCTGATACTTCTATTATAGATTTCTGTCTGATCTTCAACAGTAGGTTTAAGTTCAAGTCTTTCAACTACACCACTGCCCTTTGGATCAAATCTGACTGCACCAATAGATAAGATAACACAATCAGGTCGTGTATCTAAACTCTCAATGTCAATCATGATATCATTTGCCATTATTGCTCTTCCATATATTATCTAACTTTTTCACATCTTCTACTATATCACCGTTTAGATAATTAAGCAAGAGCATAGGACGTGCTTTGGGCGAATAGTTGGGCATACTAGAATGTAGTAACCTACTGTTATACATTAATACAGAAGATTTGGGCATAACTGGTTGCATAGCATGTACCCTAAAATAACTATCATACCCACCACTATAACATTTGTGTATGTCCCAGTCATGTGTCTGACTACAAGGAACAATTCCAGTTGAGCCTGTTTTGTGATCAGTGTCCTGCAATGAAACTATACACTGTATACCTAATAGCCTTTGGTCTTGATTCCATTTATCGAATCTATGTGGCGTGTCAACGTGAGGATTGATCCAAGAACTCTCTGGAGAGATAGTTACAATGTCACTTGCATACCACGCATGATTTTCTAAAAATTCTCCTACTAGTGGATTGATGATACGTTCAATCTCAATCACTTCTGGCCAATCCATAACCAATTGACTCCACCAAACACTAATGTCTGATAAAGATTGTATTTTACTTCCTTCAGCATATTGCTTTGTGCTACTAGAAGCACGTGTAGGATATAGTGTATCAAGTTTAAGATTGATACTGTCAATAAGATGTTCAGGAACTAAGTCCCTAATGGTTACATATCCTAAACCGGTAATGAGTACGTTATCAGTCAATTTTTAATGCCTGTTTCATAAATTGAAGTTCTGTCATAAGTTCAGGAATATAGTCATTGATATTTCTATTCCTAAATTTATCAGAGGTGTCGATAAATTTTAATATTGTTACTATATTATCTTTATCCATAGACCAAGGTTCTTCTAACCAAGCACCTATTAATTTAATAGATTCAATGATTCCTCGTTCTACTATTATACCATTGTCTACATCCTTTTGTATTTTGTCTAACAAACGATTTACTTTTTCGATTCCTTTATTGCGATACACATTAGAAAGATTATGTACCATCGCTTCTCTAGGAAAACTTACCCTATTAATAAATGCACCGCAGTGTTTTAGTAGAGTATTTCCATCTTCACAATTATATGTCTTTAATGTATCATAAAAATATTCTAGTAAGTCAGGTGCTTGTATTGCATTGTATATGCTATGAGTACAACTTAAGCCCATAGTATACTTGTGCGTAGTAGTATGTTCTTGGCACAATTTTAAAATAGTTTTTAGAATAGATTCAGTCTTACTCCATTTAAATGGATATCTAATATATTCATTTACTTTATCAAAGCCGTCGATAGACACAGATAAATGTACCCTGTAGAACTTATCCCATAGTTGCAATAACTCATCGGTGATGCCTGTTAAATTAGTTACATAACTTAATGAAATGTTTTGACTAGTACCTCTTTCAATTAGCATTTTTAAAAAGTCTGCATGCTCAGTTGAAATAGTAGGTTCACCTCCAATAAAACTAATTCGTCTAACATTAGGAAATGTTTCTATTAATTTCTTTGCGGTATCTGTAGTAATAGATACTCTCTTAAAATTTCTAATTTTTTTAGGATAATGAACTAGAGATTCTTCTTCCCAAAAATCACTTAGATCCATATTGCAAGTCATGCACTTGCTATTGCATTTAGTACCAAATGTTAAATCTAAGTACTTGACCTTTAGAGGATCCATCTCTTCGGTCATTTCACTTTCTAATAGTTCATTATTCCAAATGGTTCGCATTGATGCTACACCATTATCTTCTGCACTCTTACAATTTTGGCATGCTAAGGGCCAAATACCATTAGATAAATCATTGCGAATCTTCCTTAGATTAGGCATGTTAATTCGTTCTAAGGGTTCTGCCTCAAAAAGTTGTTTGCCAGTATAGTCTAGATACGTTTTAAAATGTTCCATGCGAGTATTACAGCATGGAATATACTCTCCGTAACTGTTAATAGATACTGAAGAGAAGGCTAAACTACAATATATAGGTTTTTTTACATCCATGTTAAATCAAACCATATCTTTGCTTTTGGTGTTAGATAAATTCTACGCACACTGTCTTTGACATAATACGACCAGTATTCATTTACATTATAGTCTTGAACAGGATGTATGCTCTTAACCTGTTTCAAATATTCATAGTCATACAGTTCGCAACTAGGACCCCATGTTGTTAAGCACCAATCACGAATTTTATTAAATTCTGTGATTGACATGTGAGTTTGAACCATGCCGCGAGGGAACACTGCGGTGACATAATGAGAGAAGAATCTATATCCCGCATACCTACCGTCTAGTTTGGTAGACTTGTATTTTACTTTTTCTATTGACATAATTTCCAATGAGTATATATGCTGTCTCGCATAACAATGCTATTGTGCGTAGACCACCAGGTTACTTGATATTGGTGTTGACCATAATGGTCGTACAACCATTCTAGTGTAGATACTGATGCAGGTCGAATCTCATAGAAGATACGTTCTTCCCAAGCGCCATTGACAGGTACGGTTTTCTTAAGTTTACGGAACGGATTAAGTTCAACGTCTACTACTTCATATTCATAGGGCTTGAAGGATCCTAGACCCAAGTTAGATGAAACCATGTATAATCTCTTTCATATCTAAATTTAACTTTAATAAAATCACTTCTAGCATACCATCTACAATGACGTTCACACTTATCTATGTGTTCATACAACCAATCAATTATTTTTTCATACTTATCATGCAACTCAGAAGGGTGACTAACATATACCGTAACTTCATACCATCCCGGTTTTGTGTTATTCCAATCAGCCCCTTCATAATGATGTAGTAACATTAGTAACCATGTGAATATACTAAAAAGGATTTTAGTCCTTGACCATTTAGGCGAATTTCTAATCTTCGTTTGGCTATATAGATGTACGTTTTTCCATATGTAGAATCGATCATAGGTAATGATACGCTACGTTTACCATCAATAGTCATTTGAGACAAAAAATCACTATCAGATATTGTACTATATTCTACTTTCAATAAACAATAGTATACTTTCCTAGTAGATTTTTCTCTGATGATACTAAGCAAGTGCAAATTATTAGTGCCTTTTACTTTTGCATCCATAGGGTCAACAAACATTTGCTTTAATGCTAAAAAATCTTTGTTCTCAAACAATTTACCGAAGCCATCATTTTCTTGCTTGTTGTTTTGTAAGAAACTGGCTTCAGTTGTTTGGCTATCAGTAATTACGCCAATGCTAAGACCTTTAACATCTAAGTCTACACTCGGTGTTTTTACATCAACTACATTTTTTCCTGCTCCGCACCACTCTGCATTAGATATACTATCAGAGACGGCATACTCCCATGTTTCTTTTGCTACTTGAATATCACGGTTCTTTTTGACAAAAGGTTTGTAATACTCTTTCATTTCTTTAGCAAACTTACTATTGAAATCTTTACCTAAAATCAAATCATGATCCTTAATCGGCACAGGTACAAATTTTATCATAAACAAGCCAAACTAAAATGTATTGCATCACGCTCATCTTTAAACATGAAATCCATAAAGTCCTCATTGGCATGAGTAATATATCTATCACCGGGTAATCCAAAAGTTTCTAATGCATAGATACACTTTTCATTCCAAGAACTAACTGTGTCACCATGTTTCCAAGGTATGCGGACGTTATATTCGAAATTCATTTTAGAAAATAAAACACCGATGAATCTTTGTTGTGTACTGTTAGATCATTAGTTTGTGCAATTCTATTTACCGTATTCACAACAGTTGGAAAATTAGAATCATAGTCATGACCGCAATATACACCACCTGGATTAATGATAGGATACCAATCGTCAAAGCATTTTTCTATGCTTTGCTTAGAATGCAATGAGTCATCAAATACACAATCTACTTGAGTAATACCTAAATCTTTAGGACTCATTTTGAATAGATCGAATTCGATACAGATTATTTCAGGATAATCACGCACAGCATATTGAATAAATTGAAAATTATTCATTGACATAACCTTAGGATTGTCACGGAAATAGTTTTCAAAATTTCTATTACGCTTGTAAATTTCGTCTATAGAATTATGATAGGTATCCAAACAATAGATTCTATATTTTTTACCCAACTGACGAAAAATTTGTGCCCAGCATGAAGCACTTCTGCCCACAAATGAACCAATTTCAACTAATAACCCTGAGTCAGGCAACTTGCATGCAATATCATATATTGCCTCAATATCATTGTTAAAAAATGATCCGGGTGGTAAGTTAGTAACCGGCTGCATTTAGTAGTTCCTTAACTTCTGCCACCTTACTAGTATCACGATGAAACTTAACAGCCCATTGTTCGGGATTAATATAATCTAGAATCATCTTCTGTTGAGTAACATCTAGACTTTCGACAAACTTTACTCCAGATTCACTTTGGTATATCATCCATGGGCTAATCTTACCGCTGGTAATAGCATAACAGATTTTATTCTTGTTGCAATATCTTAGGCAGTCTTTGCTCTGTACGTTTTCAGATTTAGCAAGTTCGATACTAGTTTCGATACTACGTGCAATTGCATCTAGTGGATCTTCATCTTTTAGATAGTCAATCAGAAACTTAGTATAGTTACTGTCACTACACCAACTGTCAATCTTAATCTTATTCTTCATTAGCCAGTCGGCATATCGCATAATATTCAGCGCATTGATATTAACGCAATAGTGACCAAACTTTACAAAGACTAGATAATATGAACTCTTAATGAAGTCCAAATAGGTTCTTTGCTTTTTAGTAGCAGTGTTCTTTACATAGAATTGTAACCAGCATTGAAAGCCAATACGGTTCCCTTGCTGATCTTTATCTTGCCATCTACGTTTGTTTTCACAGATATGTTTAACCATCGTGGTTTCACGTTGAAACTCACGATTGCAAAACTCGCAACTATATTTCTCAGTTGCCGAGGTCTTCTTCATATCTTTTAATGTCTTGATCTGTAACAAGGTCACTTAATAACTCAATCTCATCATATTTCATATTAGGGAATCGTTCGGCTAGATACATTCTACGCTTTTGATTCTCTACAAATGCTTGGCTTAGTTCTGTCAAATCACTGTCACTAGTTTTAGGATATACCTTTTTAAAGTATTCCTTTACGTCTTTGACCTTAGCAGTTTCTTTCAACTTACTCACATTCGTTTTGATATGTGGTATCCATTGATGAAATTGCTTACCTAAGCCTGGGCTAGCACTACACAACATTAACCATTGTAGTTTGGGATGCTTCTGTACATTCTCATTGAACATATACTTGTTAGCATATTCTGCCGCACTCATGACATAATATCTTGATAAACCTTCATTAGCCTTGATTGCACTCATCCAATGTAACATCATGAATGGCACAAACTTCTTTTGCTGATCGGTTGTTAGTCTATCAAAATACCCATAGTCTTTATTGTCGATGGCATTAAGGGCTTCGAACAAGTCAAAGTCCTGCTTCTCAAACTTTTCGTCAACGGGTGTTGTTGCTTTTGCCATATTAGTTTCTTAGATTTTCGTATGTAATGATCTTACCGATTTCTTCACCCAAGTCTTTGTCATCAGTAATAATGTGTAGTCCGCTATCGTTAGTATCACGCTTTCTATCATACCTTCTAGTTTCAATAATGTGACCACCGCTAGCACGATAGACTGTAAAGTTCATACCGTTGTTACTAGAGTCAATAGACCTGCTGCCGCTAATTGTAGCCATCTTTTGAGGTACATCGCATTCTACTAATTCACGACTATCTTCCCATGCTCGTTTACATTGTTTAGCAAACCATTTTCTAAAAAACTTCATTTCTTTCCTTTCAAAATACTTGACTGTAATCTACAATCTCGCAATTACGACTTACTTCTTTTACAAAATAAACACAGCGAGGTTTAGGACCATCATCGATGGGTACGGCTAGAAATTGTCCGTTACGTAATCGCGGTGCATACCATGTTACGTCTGGATAAATGTCTACGATTTCGATTGGAAGAAAACTGGGAGCAAATGAACTTAGTGGATTGAATTGAAAGGCATTAAAGCCCCTATCATTTAAACTTGATAGTGGCAATGTTTCTAAATCCCCATGTTCTTTCTCACCAATCAATACTTGCCAATCTACTGGCATCTTGATTGTCTTGTCAGCAATCCTTAACACTAGCGCAGGAGAGTTGAATGATTCTAAAAAGATTAGTGGAATATAATGATAGTCTACATTACTAGGTGTCGAATTATCAAGAATCGCAAATCGTAAATCGTCAATCTCTTCTGGTAGCGTTTCTAAATTATAATAGATATCGTCTAATGTTAGTATACGCATGTTGTAATTTTATCAATCCTTATGTTCTTTGTCAACATATTAATAGTCCAATTTCTCCAAACTGAATGGATAGTTGGCTTCTTTGTAATATGCTTTTCTTTGTGTAAGATGCCTCTTTGCAAACTTACAGTCACTTGTAATATCCCAAATTTCTACGTGATCCTTATCTTCTGCCTTTCTAATGCCTCGCCCAATGCTTTGTATAACTCTGACAAAGCTCTTTCCGGGCTCAATAAGAACCAAATTAAAAATACGGGGGATATTAATACCCACAGCGGCCACACCATAAGTCGCCACAATAATCTTTTCATCGCTAGTTGCAACTTCGTCATACTCTTCTTTTCTTTCTGTAACTTTTACTGCGCCTGAGATGAAAACACTGCCGGGTAATCTGTTAATTAATTCTTTACCTGCGTTAACACGATCAACTAAGATAAGAGTATTGCCTGTGTCTTTGATTTTATCAACCAAATCAGCAATCTTATCTAAACGCTTTTCATTTTCAAGCAAGTGCTTTAGTTCACTTTGATAGTTTGTGAACTCAGCATGATCTTTTAACTGTACGATATTAACGTGACATTGTGCTAGTACGCCACGATCTTGTAGTTCGCTAGCGGCTAACTTGCCAATAACAGGACCTAAACTAACAAGCAATGAAGTCTTTTCGAATTCTGCTTTTGGGATAGTTCCAGTTAGTCCCCAGCGAATAGGAACATGACTGAACACGCCAGTCAATAGTGTTTTAAGTGCATCAGCCTTAGCCATATGGACCTCATCGACCATGATGCAAACTACATCTTCAATGAACTCACCAATGGGAATATCTGCTTCACCTGCTTTAGTGTTCTTTAATAGATTGTTAAGACTTTGCCATGTGCAAATAGTATGTGTCTTACCAAACTCTTTACGATCACCAAAGTATACGCCAACGTCTAAC